CGTCTTAACTTCATGAAGCGAACTTCAAGAGCAAAACTTCCTCTATGACCGTGACACCCTTTGAAACTTATCAACATTATTTGTCACTAAAAAATCACTTCACAAATCCCAAATACGACTTCTTTAAATACGGTGCGAAGACCCGTGCCAGTGTGACTTCTTTCAACAAAAGAAAGGACAAATACTGGTTTGAAAAGACTTCCCGCAAGTATTCTGATAAAGAAGTCGTAGATTTTTTAGTATCTAATTTCACTGCCACCGACAACCCGCAAAACCTATGGATTGGCGAAATTATCAATTCTGGCGAAAGAAACTATTCCGAGTGGATGAGACGCCAACAGAGTTTGACATACTTGTTCAAAGAGCAAAGCAACGAATTGTTATCGGAGAACGAGTTAGAGAGTTTGTTCAATTGTACCAAAGGTCATCCTCTGATACTCAAAAAGTATCTAAGCGGGAGCGTATCGCTAGAAACCTTGACAATCTTCGACAAAGTATTCCATTTTTCAAAAAACTTTGATAAGAAGTTGGATGATCCAGTGTGGGAATCCGTAAGTTTGAAATTAAAGAAGTATTCTCCCTTTCTAAATATTGATATGTTTCATTACAAGAAAATCTTAAGGGACATTATCGATGAGTGAGTTTTTTAAATCTGATATTATTCAAGATGAGCTTGAGGAAATTAATAATCTCCAAGAGCAAATCTACGGTAGCATTCTCACTTTCGGATCAATGTCCAATGAGACCAAAATTGAACATGTTGAAAAGTTGCAGACCTTGCTAGAAAAGCAAAGGATCATGTATACTAGGTTATCTCTTTCGGACGACCCTGAAGCGGTTGAGATGAAAGAGAATCTCCGCAAGTCGGTTGCCCTGATGGGTTTTCCACCAGACACTGACATGCAAGTTTTATTCGACAGTATGAATGAGACAATCGAATCCCTCAAGAACTATCTTGACGACTGAGGGCATCCTTGCTATACTATCCGAGTAAATCCCCCGAATCCAAATTAATCCGAGGTAATCCAAATGTCTTTCGCAGACCTTAAAAAGCAATCCAAACTGGGCTCCCTGACCGCAAAACTGGTCAAAGAAGTCGAAAAAATGAATACTAACGGTTCATCTTCTGGCGATGAGCGCCTGTGGAAACTGGAGTGTGATAAGAGCGGCAACGGTTATGCAGTTATCCGTTTCCTGCCTGCTCCGAATGGTGAAGACCTGCCGTTCGTGAAACTCTACAGTCACGCATTCCAAGGTCCTGGTGGTTGGTATATTGAGAACTCCCTGACGACCCTGGGTCAGAAGGATCCTGTGTCCGAACTCAACACTACCCTGTGGAACAACGGCACTGATGCTGGTAAAGAACTGGCACGTAAGCAGAAGCGTAAACTGACCTACATTGCTAACATCTATGTGGTCAAGGATCCTGCCAATCCCTCCAACGAAGGTAAAGTCTTCCTGTACAAGTTCGGCAAGAAGATCTTTGACAAACTGACTGCTGCTATGCAACCTGAGTTTGAGGATGAGGAAGCAATCGATCCGTTTGACTTCTGGCAAGGTGCTAACTTCAAACTGAAGGCAAAGAATGTTGCTGGTTATCGTAACTACGACTCTTCTGAGTTTGCCCGTCCTGATGCTCTCCTGGACGATGATGATGCCATGGAGGGAATCTGGAAGAAGCAGTACTCCCTTGCTGAACTCGTTGCTGCTGATCAGTTCAAGTCCTATGATGATCTGAAGAAGCGTCTTGATTATGTGCTTGGTAACAAAGGCACTCCCCGTTATCAGGATCCCGATGATCTTGATGAGGACAATACCCGTGGTTCTCTTGAAGAAGAAGTTGCAACTCGTGAGGTTGTAACTGCTACTGCCTCTCGCTCCGCATCTGTCGATGAGGACGAGGATGATGCCCTGTCCTACTTTGCCCGTCTTGCTGACGAGTGAACTATAACCAAATCTGCCTCACACTTTTAGTTGTGGCAGCATATATTAACTTACTGTTCAAGTGAAATCTAACTACTATATCGATCGAGTAAGTAAATCCGAAGCCGCAGAGTTACTTCTGCGGTTTCATTATCTTAAGGACTTCTCAAAGTCTTTTAAGTCTGGATACAACTACGGTCTGTATGAGAGCAATGATTTCAGTCCACTGAACATCGGTGGTATCAAGGGAGTCTGTATCTTTACTGGACTCCCTGTCCCAGAAGTAGCAAAAGGTGCATTTGGATTAGAACGTAATGAACAACAAGGACTCTTCGAACTCTCAAGACTTTGCATCCACCCTGATACGCAGTCATGCGAATATAACATCACTTCTTGGTTTGTGTCACGAGCGATTAGACAACTTCGGAAAGATACTGAAGTTAAAGCAATCATTTCTTATGCTGATTCAGATTACCATTCTGGTACAATTTATCGTGCTTGTAACTTTAAATATGCAGGTCTCACAGACCCTAAAAAAGATTTCTACTATGCCGATGGCACCAAGCATTCAAGAGGTAAAATAAAAGGTGCCGAGGGAGAATGGAAAGAACGCTCCCGCAAGCACCGATACGTTATGGTGTTTGATAAAAAACTAGAACTACTTTGGTGAAGTGTTTCTGGTATTTTCAGTTTTAATTAGTCTTCTATTGATAAACTGTGATGACTTTTCATAGTGCATAATCTTTCTCATTTCGTTCAGGAACAACTGTAAATATTCAGGTCTCAGAAGATAAATGCTTCTCTTTTCATTGTTCTTGCGAACTTCGTATTCGTAGTTTGTAACTCCAACTGTTGGGTCTAGATCTGCTGTTGGAGTGCTTGGATCTGGAATTCTGAAACTTGCGTCAACAACTTTACCCTTAGGAAGTATCAATCTTCCAGAAGAATCTTTCACTTCTTTGGTTTCATAGAATTTAACTTCATTTAGATCAGAACCATACTTATTCTCCGCATACTCATACAAATCCTTATCGGACAATGGCCATTGGTCTGTTACGTTTGTGATTCCAGCAGTAATCAAAACAATCCAGTCGTAATCAGCACTTCCAAATAATTCTTCTGCAACAGTATCTGGTCTTGCACCATCTGGAACTTCATACTTATTGAAGATTGTGACACTCTTATTAAGATCGTCACGAAGTTTTACTCTTCTGAATAAGTTTTTGACTCTTACATATTCCTTTGATGAGTTACGAGTCCCCAAAGGAGACTGATAAAACATATCTGGAAGTTCTCTAAAGTATCCCATTTTAGAATCCTACTCCGATGTCGCTGTCGCTATAATCTTCAGCATATACTGGGTTGAGTTCTTTGAAGGTCAAAGACATTTGCATATGAACTGGTGTTCCATCATGATAGGTTGCATAAGTACCAGATCCAGTGTAGTTCAGTTGAATATCAACCAAAGCACATGGTTTGAAAGTATTTAAGAATGGGTGCTTTGATCTTCCTTTCTTATATTCAAGTTGGAAGACCATCGGTGCCGATAGAAATATTCCACCAGCAGTAGCATTAGATCCTCTGTTTGTTTTAGGAACGATGGATTTTTTAAATGCCCTGATAATTTTTTTCACCATCAATGCTTCATCAGAACTTCTTGGTGCAAAATCAAACACAAATGGAAATGAGCGAAGATTAACACCACTGAATAGTAATTCCAAGTTTGGATTTAATACTTGACCAGTTGCTCTAGAAATCAGTGCCTCTGGACTTGATCCAACACCATAAGCAGCAACAGCTGATATTAAAGCATTTTGTGTGGTTCCATCAACACCAGCACTAACTCTCTGCATTATTTCTGCTGCGGCACCACCAAGTGCAGCAAATTGATTTTCTGCAGTGATTACATTTACTCCAGTTGCCTGAAGTGGATTCATCGTATCCTCACCCCAAGAAACAGAGTTGCTATCACTAATGTTATTGGGTATTGGTAGAGTTATATAATATTGTGCATTTTTAAGATTGAATACGCTTCCGCTATTTTTTTGACCTTGTGCCAATCTATCACTAATTGTTGGAAGTTGTCCTATTAAAGATCCAGTTTTTGTTTTTGATCCATTCTCCTCAATTTCTTTTGTTTCTATTGCCTTTTTTGTGCTGAATGAATCAGGTTTGAATTCTGATACTGTAATTGATAAGTAATCAGTAGAGTCATCAATTCTTGCCAAAGGATATCTTAAAATTTTACTTTCTACACCCTGCGACTTTCCACCAGCATTTGTCTTCGCTTTCGTCTGGTTTTTTGCCCCAGACGATGATGGTTTTGCCGATGAGACAAGTGGTTCTAACTGTAAGGCTTGGGAGAAGTTATTGGCAGCCATTATAGCTTTTTTAGATATTTAGCCTGTAATTTGCAAAAGGTATTTGTTGAAGATCTTTTAATTCTGAAGAATAGACTTCATAGAGACCTCCAGGAATTTCATTCCAAGTGTATTGTCTTGATTTTCGCCAGTGATAGTTTATACCACGGAATCCCCATGAGAAAGTTTCAGTCACTGCAACTAGAGGATTTTGATCGTACTTGATGTTTGGTGTTTTGGGGTTATAAACAAAAATATAATATTTCCCAACCTGAGGTTGCTTTGATCCTTCCTCTAAAGCTGAGATTAGTTCGTACATCAGATCATCAGGATCTTCATTTCCAACGAGACCATCAGAGATGGCACGAATTCTATTTACATTAACATCAGTATCAGTGTTTTGTGTTTTCCTTTGTTCGGCAAGAGTTTTGCGTGGCATTAGTTAATACCTAATTCTTTTTCCGTAAAGACTCTAAATTCATATCCTCTGTCAAGGCACCACTCCTTTGCTGCTTCCCACTTCGCTTGATTTTTGGCATACTCATATGCTTCACGGATATAACCTTGAGTTTGTCTCTTAGGTTTTGGTGGAGGAGTAGTTTGTTTTTTTGGTTTGATCTCAATAATATATTTTTTGATCTTACCAGTTGATTCTTTCACTTTAATATAAAAGTCTGGAAAATATCTATGAGACTTTCTATCAATCGGAGACTTATACCATACATATATTTCTTCACTTCCCCATTCTAAAATGTTTTCATTCAGATCACAGTATTTCATAAACTTACGTTCCCATAAGGAACGGTATATAATATTGGTTGGATCTCCTTTGTATTTTTGTGGATATGATGGTTGATATTTTCCTTTGTATGACATCTAAATAACAATAACGAAACCATATTAGGTATTTAGAGTGCCTGCACCAAGACCTAGAAAGATATCAGAGTTCAAGCCTACGTTCTCTAACTTAGCACAAACATCCCACTATCAATTGATCTTTGGTGGATTGCCATTTGCATTAAGACAGCATCTTGCTGTTCGTGGAGTTGATAGTAGGTTCATTGGGGAAACTTCTGGACTTCTTTGTAGTTCTGCTTCTCTTCCTGGTAGTTCTCTTGGGACCGCTGATATAACTGGAAACTTTATGGGTGTCGCTGAAAAGATGGCACACACCAGACTCTTTACTCAAATTGATCTGGAGTTTTACGTTGATAAAGATTATAAGACTATGAAATTCTTGGAGCACTGGACAGAATTTATTGCCAGTGGTTCTGGTGCTAATCAGGCATCAAAGGGATATTATTTTAGAATGAGATATCCAAATGAATATAAGTGCGATCAAACTAAAATTATCAAATTTGATCGTGATTATAGACAGTCTATTGAATATACTTTCTTTGGAATGTTTCCTATTGCATTTAACTCTACTCCAGTAAGTTATGCTGGTTCTGATGTTTTGAAAGCATCCGCATCATTCAATTTTGATAGGTATGTTTCTGGAAAAGTAACTAGTTTTGACTTTGCTAAAGGAACATATAATAATATAGAGGGTGCTGTACCAGGGGTTGAGGTGGTTAAAGAGGATGTTGCAGCAAGTAATGCAAGAAATGAAAGAATTTTAAAAGAGTATAATCGCAATCTACAAAATGACTTTGCAAAATTAAGAGGTAGTAAATCCACTACTGATATTGCTTTTGATAGTTCTTTTGAAGTATTCTAGGTTTGAAAAACTCCAATAAATAATTTTACTGAATTGAGCATATTATGCCATTACCAAAGATTGCAACGCCAACTTATGAGTTGGAGATTCCTTCTTCTAAAAAGAAAGTAAGATATAGACCATTTCTTGTGAAGGAAGAGAAGGTCTTGATTATTGCGATGGAGAGTGAAGATCCAAAGCAAATTGCTGGTGCAGTTAAAACAGTTATCAAGAACTGTATTCTTTCTCGTGGTGTGAAGGTTGAAGATTTATCCACATTTGATATTGAGTATCTTTTCCTCAACATTCGTGGAAAGTCTGTTGGAGAAGAAGTAGAAGTTCTAGTTACTTGTCCCGATGATGGAGTCACACAGGTTCCAGTTGTTATTGCTCTAGACGACATCAAAGTTCAAGAAAGTGAAAAGCACAGTAAAGATATTAAGTTAGATGATAACTTATCTCTCCGTATGAAGTATCCTTCAATGGAAGAGTTTGTTAAGAGTAACTTTGCTATGGATGGAAATATTGATCTGGAAGATACTTTTGATTTGATCTCTTCATGCATTGAACAAGTTTATAATGAGGAAGAGTCTTGGACTGCTGCTGATTGTAGCAAAAAAGAACTTCTAGATTTTATGGAGCAGTTAAGTTCTAAGCAATTCAAAGAGATTGAAAACTTCTTTGAAACAATGCCCAAACTTTCTCACACATTTAAGGTCAAGAATCCAAACACTGGAGTTGAAAGTGAAGTCTTGCTGGAGGGTCTGTCCGCTTTTTTCGTGTAGGTATGGCTCATGCTGATCTTGAGTCATACTATAAGGTTAATTTTGCCCTCATGCAACATCATAAATATAGCTTGACAGAGCTAGAAAATATGATTCCTTGGGAAAGAGAGATTTATCTTACCCTACTCAAGCAATACATCGAAGAAGAAACTTTAAAGGAAAGGGCAAGAGATGGCGGAAGTCTCTGATATTCAATTAAATAATATCAGTAACAGGTTAGAAAAGATTTCTGCCCGAATGAGTTCGTTCGGCAGTTCCTTAACGACTATATCAACTCAGTTATCAGAAGCATCCTCTTTAGAGAGGATGAAAGAACAGCAGCAGCAAAATAGAGAAAGACTTTTAGCAGAACAACAACTTAGAGAAGGTAAGGAAAGCACTTTCGAAAGAAAGATGCAAAGTGCTCTCGTTTCTCCGATGCAGAGAGTTGCTGCTCCTGCACAAGGAATTTTAGAAACACTGAAGCGTCTATTCATAGGAGTAGTCGCAGGTTGGCTCACAAAGCAGGGCATCGATGCACTGAATGCCTATAAGGATGATAATAAGAAAAAGTTAGAAGAGATAAGAGATAACGTACTAGGAACATTACGAAAAATTGTATTCATATTTGCACTAGCAAGATATGGCATTTCGGGAATTGTTCGAACGATTGGTCGAATTGGTGGATTTGTTTTAAATGGTGTATATCAGGGATTAATTAGAAAACCATTTTCCGCACTGATGAATGCGATTAAAGGTGCAATAGGCAGAGCGGCAAATTCAATAGGAAGATTATTTGGAAGAGCACCTAAACCAATAGCTCCACCAACTCCAAATACAGGTGGAAGACCTGGCAAAGGTGGTGGTCCTGGATTCTTTGGAAGTATCCTAACTGGATTAAGTGGTGCCATGAACTTTATGAATGGTGAATACGTTGATAGTGCATTGGCGGCACTGTCAATGGTTCCAAGAGGTGGAATATTCTTTAAGGGAGTTAGAGTAGCTTTTGCTGTAGATGAATTGATGGAGGCATTTGGTAAAAACTTTACTGGTGCAGATCCAAAACTACTTAAGCAAAAAAGGGAAGAAGCGGAAGCATATAAGCAGTCTATGGGGGAGGGAGAACCGAAACCAGCAACAACATCAACATCAGCAAAACCAACAGAAAGTCTGATGGGTGATAAGAAGGGTGATACTAAAGGTGTAGAAGCAAATACCTCTCAAGCAACATTTAAAAAAGAAGATGAATTGAAGAAGGGGGATACTAGCGGTGGAACCTCTGCTCCTCCATCACAAGCTCAGGTATCTTCAACTTCTACTGGATCTTCAACACCAGCACAAGTTTCATCTGCACCAAAAGCAGATATGTCTGGATCTGTTGGTC